TGACGGAGTTGGTTCTGCCTGCGGCTTTGCTGGTTCGGCGTTGATGATTTTGTTTGCGTTCGCTTCGTCCATTCCGAAGACAACGCGAAGGATGACGGCGACTTGTTCCGCTGATAGTTCGCCGCGACCGAGCGAAGCAAGGATGCCGGAAAGCGCATCCGTTCCACCGATGCCGATGCTCTCGATAAGCGGCGGTGCTTCGTTTTTACTCTCGTCGAAGATGGTATCGATAGCTGTAATCGGAACAGAATCCGAAATGCGATTAGGCTGGATGTCGAACTCTTGTCCGAGTTCCTTGATCATGTTCGCTTCTTTGGCTCTTGCGCGGAGTGCTTCTTCGTAGTCCTCGCCCATGTCAGAGTATATTTGACCGGCAGTCTTCAAGCCAGCTTTCCAAAGCGCAATATCGGCATTGGCCTCGCGTCCGTAGTCAATCGAAACCTTTGCAGGCCAGCACCAGCGGCCATCAAGCAAGTATTCGGAATCTGGAATGAGTCCACGAGATGCGGCATCGAGAAGGATAACATTTTTGATTCGGTTTAAAAACTGACCTTCCAAGAGTCCACGCCACCGCAGGAACGTGCGCTCGGCCATCGCGGCCTCCATCCGTGCCATCGGCCCGCTCTTATCTGCGTCGAATGCGAATCCGTAGGGAAGACCAACTGCCATGCAAATGTGCGCTTGCACTAAGCGGATAAACTCTCCGAATGCTCCGGTCGGTCTGTCCGACTTGAACATTTCCATCTTTTCGCCTGCGGATAGATAGTTGACCGTTCCTGGGTCTAGTGACTGGAGGCGTGCGACCTGTCCTTGGTCGTTTGAGTTGCCGCGAGCGAAGTAGTCGCCTGCGTCTGCGGCTCCGCTCTCGGTAGTAATGACGCCGCTCTGATAGCTAGCGTATTTGATCGCTTGCACCTCGGCTTTTATCGCCTCCTGCAAGTCGCGCGTTGCGTTTAGCGCAGTAGCGAAAGCAGACCGCCCGCGATATTCATCAAGTCGCGCTGCGTCGAATAGGTGGATAAACTCTTTTGCAACAATATCAACAGGAGAAATATACTGATTGTTGATAGTGCGCGTGAAAATAGTATATGAAATGGGTCTTCCATAGTCGTCTACGTTGATGCCTCCGATGTATTTATCCGTGTCCGTGCGGTCGTAAGGCGATCCGATGCGGTCGGCTTCTACGCTTTGCAGCTTCAAATCTTCGCCGTCGCGAACGATGATGAATCCGCAGTCGCCATCGCGCAACATTGCGGTGACTGCGAGTTGCAGGAGCGTTGTAAAATTATGACGGCCAAGAAAATCGCAGTCGTTGCACCATTTATTCCAATATCTTTCGATGGCGGTGTCCGCTTCGCGGTTGCCGGTGCGGGCTTGGTATGCGATGCGCCCCGAAACGTAGGTTGCAAACTTGAGAAGGAGAGAACGAACAGGAGGAAAATTGTCAGCAAGATCGCGAGCGGCTCGGATGAGCGCGAATCGTTCGCGAGTTCCTGCCGTGTCTTCGCCACCGCTAACGCCTCGGCTGATCCCGCGCTTTTCAGAAGTCAATGCGGAGTCGAAACGTCCGAAGTTGCGCAGCTTCGCCTGGTTGACCATGCGATCCAGAGCAGCTTTAGGCGAGACGAACGAAATTGCTTTTGTGATGATGTCTTGCGTCATGGTCGTTGCGTCGGGAAAGTCGGCGTGAAACGTCTTACCCTATTTCCGCTGGCGTTGTCAATAGCGGCTTGCAGTTCCTTGATGGTCTGCGCGACCTCGGCAAGATTGGCGCGAGTAAACGAGCGGCCTGCGATGCTATACGACGCGCCTGCAATGGCGATTGCTTTCAAGCAAGCCGTGAAATCGGTCTGCAATTCTTGCAAGGTTGCAAGCGGCAGGCCAAAAAATGATTTGTTCATCGCCATTTAAATGTTGGCGATGTCAAAAAAAGAAAAGGCGCGGGGATTGAACCCGCGCCGGTTGTGTTATTCGTATGAATCTTCCCAGCAGCAATCTTGAGCTTCACAATAATCGAGGCGAGCTTCGTGCATTGCGCGGAGTTCATCCAATGAGTCTGTTCTGATCGGGGGTTCTGTTGTTTCGATTTCCATTTTGTTTTTTATTTTTAGGTTTTCTTCGTCGGGCTTCTTGCCTTTCGATGTTTCAAATATCTTCTCTTTTTTAATTTTTGAAAAGAAAAAAATAAAATTATTTTTCGCCCTCGTTGGAGCCGCTTAAAACCTAACTCTCCGCACCTATAGGTAAAACCCCTGCGAGCATCGCGGACGCAAGCGCGATGCATTCGCAGTCCCAAAGGTGGTTCGGACGTCCGCCGATGCGAACCCATCTTTGTTCGACTTGCTTCGTTTTCGAGTTCGTGACGTCCTTCTTCATCTCCGACAACATTTGCTTGCGGTAGTCATCCGACACGTCCCGCGCAACTTCCCATTTCGGCACGGCGTCAGCCTGGCGAAGCGAAGCCAATTTATCTTTTATACCTTCGTTGCTAAAAAAGAAATAAGCGCACTTCAACCCGTCGCTTCCGGCTTGCGCTCCCTCGATCTTTGAGACGAAACGCCGAGTGCGTCTGCCTCCGTCGATGTGATAAAAGCCGTCCTGCCCCGATCCGTGCGATGCTGTCCACCCACGCCTAGCACATTGTTCGTAAACAAGCGGCGTGTCGTAGCCTGCATCAACAACAACGCACCTCGGCATAACGTCAAATTGTTGCTGGATGGCGTCGAGCGTCTCCCAAGTAAGCGGACGCGACTCGTGCAAGAGCATCGAAGACCCATCAACTCGGAAGGCACGGACGATAGCCCAGAAGTGGTCGCGCTGTTTATCGACGCACATAAAGCGTCTGTGTTCGCCGTCGATCTTTTGGCCTTCGAGATACTCGGCCTTCGCATAGTCGCCGGTCGTGATCTCCGGTAAGTCGCTCGTCACTTCGTCCTGCCACGTCTGCGCCTTTCTTTTTTGAACAAATTGTTTGAGCGGCTCCAGATTGCCGCTGCTCTTGGCTTCGTTGGCTTCGATCCATTCTTTCACAATGCTAAACCACGGTATCCACCATACGGCGTATGCCGGATATTCGAAGCTTCTGTGACCTCGCACCGGATGTGGGTTAAGTGCACGGTAAGTTGCAGTATTTGCAAGGTTGCGTCGAGTGCTGGCGTCGTCTTTGTATCGCGTTTCGCAATGCTCGCATTTCATACGCACCGAGTCCTGCACCTTGTCCCAAAGTATGCCGCCTTTTTCGTCGCGCTCGGTCACATATTCGATCTGGTCGAATAGGTATCTCTGCCAGTTCCCGCATTGGGAACAAGTCCAGCCCCATACTTCTCGCGTTCCGCTGTCCCATTCCGCGTCCGCTTCATGTCCTGCGTCCCATCCTTGCGAAACTAAAAGCGTCTTTCGGTTCCATCTGTCGTGGTGTCGCGCCTTGAGTTCCTTTATCATGCCACCTTTCCATCTCCAAACCTCGTCCCCGATACAATAACGCATCGATTTTTCTTGTAAGTTCGTCATGTTCGCGCCTCCCGCGAAAAGAACCATATGTGGGAAAAGTATAGTCGTTTTTCTGAGAGCGTGCCGGTCTTCTGGGAATAGGTCTTTGACCGGCTGGCATTCGTTGAAGATCGGAAGCAGTCGCGACTCCGTCCAGTCCTTCACCATGTCGTCAGTCTGCCCCACGAATAAAGTCGGCCCAGGCTTTTGAGCAACGATGAAGCAAGCCAGCGTTTCCATCATTGTCGTCTTGCCTCCTCCGGTCGGTGCGCGAAGAAAGACCTGCGTGGTCTCGTCGTCGCTTGCGGCCAACAGCGGCGCATTCAACCACGGCGCAACCGACGGATCAAATCGCGAAGCGCGATCCGAGTTAGGGAAACTAACGTGATCGCTTGCCCAGTCAAGTATCGTGCCGTCGAATGCGAGTTTGATGCCGTCGCGGATGCCTTGTGCTAGGGGATTCATCGCATTCCGAAAATGTGTTTGAGCGCGTCGATATTCGGAGACGCCGGTTGTTTAGAAGTCGGTTCCTCTTCTCCAGTATACATGGCAATTTCCCACGTTGTTTCAAACAATTTGCGAAGCCCGGCAGCGGACATCGTCACGTTGCCCTCGCCGTCGAAGGACGGATTCCGCTTGGCGTATATTTTCCAGAGTTCGCGCTTAGTCATAATTTCGGCACAGCTTGAACATCTTCTCGACGGCGTCGCGGACGTGCGGCCATTCTTCTGGGTCGAAGCGTAGCTTGCCACCTTCTTGGCTGATCTCCAAGAACTCCCCAGCGGCCTCGTCAACGATCTCGATCTCGGTTACGCTGTCGTCAAATATTTGTTGGTTTTTAACTCCGACTATCATTTTTGTTGTGCGTGTTTCGTAGTTCATACCTTTTCTAATTCATTGCGGATCTCGGCAAGGATCGCTTGCGTGCGCTCGTGCAACTTCTTTCTCAGGCTGGCTTCGTCGAGTCCGGCCAACGCGCCCGATGCGTCGTTGACCAAGGCCGCGAGCTTGGCGCTGAAGATCGCGCCGATGCGAATGCCTGCTTCGCGCACAACGGCGATCTCGACCAACTCGCCTCGGTCTTGCTGAAGGCGGACGCGAATGCGTTCGGATTCGAGTAACGTCTTTTCAAGACGCGCTTCGTTGAGCGTAGCCGGTGCGGCTTTCCCTGATGCTT